TTCCACTGGATGTTGAAAGTCAAATACAATAATGACTTTCTTATCAAAGAAACCCATCAGATCCATACCGAAACAAGGAAGATTGCTACCAGTTCGAGGATAGATGATGTTGTTGTAAATACAGGATTTTTCATCCCATATCTCAACTTCTCTGGATTTGAGAATGTGTTTGTTTACGTAGATTTTAGCAGATAGATTGGAGACGTTACTAGATGAAAACTGTAACGATCTCCAATCTGCCCACTCGCAATCCAGTTCTAAATCAGGAAAGGTTTCCCAGATTGCTGTCTTGTACTCCCTCCACAGGGAGTTGGAAGTCGGCGTCAACTTTGTCATAGAGTTCAAGGAATGCTTGCTTAGTTTCATCATCAAAACGATTCACACAAACTTCAATTGCCATCGCTTTATCGGCAAAGATGCTGTATGCACGAATAATATGCACCAAACGACGGGTGCTAATAATCTCCTCAATACCACCATCATAAAAGGTTTTACGGATAATGTCAGCCCAATCTACAAGACGTTTGCAGAAATCTTGATCCTCAACACCAAGATCTAGGGCAATACCCTCAAGAATCTTTTGCTCAGTTGCAGGAGAAGGATAAGACTGCTCAAACGTCACAGGGAATCGCTCAAGAAATGCTTCATTGAGAACATTAGTTCCAATAAAACGACCATCATCAGAACCCTTACCTTTGGTATTAGCAGTGGCAATGACGTTGAAACCAGCAGAAGGTTTCACAAACTTACCAATCTTCTTCAAGAACACACCCTTACCTTCAAGGATGGATTGGAGACAAAGGATTTTGTTAGAAGCAAGGTCAATTTCATCGAGTAGCAAGATTGCTCCTCGTTCGAGTGCTTCCACGACAGGTCCGTTATGCCAAACAGTTGCCCCATCCACAAGGCGAAAACCACCAATAAGATCATCTTCATCAGTTTCGATAGTAATGTTGACCCGAATTAGTTCTCGATTCAGTTGAGCACAAGCTTGTTCTACAGAGAACGTTTTACCATTACCCGAAAGACCTGTAATGAATGTCGGATAAAAAAGACGAGATTGAACAATCTTTTTAACAGAACCAAAATTACCAAACTTGACGAAGGTATCATCCTTTTCAGGAATAAGGTTTTGCTCAACAGCAGGAAGGGCAGCAGGAGATTTTACAGTTTGCTCCAGTTGTTTCCGTGCTTCTTGGATGGTCAGATTCCACTTACCACGACTAGTTTTAAACTGATCAATTTTCTTAGTAACTGTCTGGTAGTTAGAACCATTCATAGCGCACCAGGCACGAATGTCAGCGGCAGTTACAGACTCTCCATACACTGCTTGAAGAGAAGTGCGGATGTAGTCGGCAGAGATGGTCATAATGTTAGTTGTCTGTTTCAACTGAAGTTATTATACATGGAAAAGGGGAGTCGTGTGACTCCCCAGTGTGCCAGTTCAAGAATTGGTCAAGTATTCTTCGAGTTCTTGAACCAACCTTTTTCTGGAATGTCTTTTGTCAAGTTCGATACCAACAGTTCTTCCGTATTCTTCCAATTCATCTTTGGTCATTTCATGAAGGGAGACATCACTTTCATATGAGAGAAGTTCAGCAACTTCTTCCTCGGCAGCAGGTGCTTCTACTACAGGTTCGGGAGCAGGTGCTTCTACTACAGGTTCGGGAGCAGGTGCTGGTACTGGCGCGGTTTTTCTGCCCCCCAATAAATCTCCGAATCTAGACATTTTGATTACCTATTACTATAAAAATATTTATTAAGCAATAAGTTCAATAAATTCACCAAGAATCTTTTTATTCATTTTCTTAGTTTTTAAACTCTTAACAAATGCAGTTTTAATTTGAGTTTTAGTGGCATCTTCTTTTACTTCAAACTCAGAATTTTTAGAAAGAATATTCGAAGACATTCCAAAGTATGTGTTGTAACCAGAGTTTTTAATTGAGAACGCTTTTTCTTTTCTCCAATCTTTCATTGCAGAATCAAATGAATCTCCATAATATCCACAATAACGACGAATAAAACTACCAGCATCACGAGACTCAACAACACGAATTCCAATAAAATTGATATCCGTAAATTTGTCTCTCAAATTACGCAGCAGAATATCAGTCTGTTGATACCATTCACAATCAAGAGAGTAAGTATTTCCAGTCTTACGATCTCGAAGAATACACCTCTTATCAATAGACACACATCCAATATAAGGTTCATCTTCCCAACGACGCTCAACAGTAACATGTCGCTTTAGATCGTAACCTTCACCATCAGTTAAAACGACACACTGGATTTTCTGCAATTTGTGTTCATTTTTGAATTTGGGTAGAATCTGATGCAATGCAATCATAGTTTCATTAAGAGGAGTGCCGGAGAGTGACATTCCAGGAGGGCATGGATAATAGTTACGACTATATCGACTGAAAGACTCCGCAACACGAAATATATTTTTCATCTGTTCTTCAAGAGTTCGATTATTTACTTTACTAGTGAAAAAGTTCATCAAAGAAAACCACTCTCCAACATTAATAACTCCGTCACGTTTTTTATATGCCAATTCCCTCATCACTGCTTTTCCATCTTCATCATGAGTAAAGAGTGGATATTCATTAGTAAATGCATAAACTTCAAAAGGAATATTTACTTTCTTACAGAACCACACCAAATTAAATAATTGTTTTACCGTATCCATCATCACATCACACATAGATCCAGACCAGTCAAGCACAAACACCAGACCGTGATTCTTACCATCAGCAAGAGTAGTTACCTTCTTGAAGAGATCTTCGTTGTATTTGTAGGTATGAAGTTTGGTGCAGTCAAGCACTCCAGTGCGGGCAGTAGTAGCGCGAGCATACGAGTCTGCTGCCTTGCGACACTCGAACTCTTTCACCAGATAGTTGACTTCTTTCTGAGCAGAACGTTTGAATTCAACAAACTTCTTGTCAACTTCACCAAAGATTTCTTGTTCGGTTCGTTGCACATCTTTCAACCAATTAAACCAGAAGGTCTGAGCATCATTATGAACTCTTTGGTTTGTAACAATAATCTTGTCAATATCAAGTTCAGGAATTTCCAAATATACATTTTCACTACTACTGTTTGAAGCCAGTTCTTTGATTGCTTCTTCAAGAGAATTGGCAGTCTTCACATCAATATCGTCATCTTTTAAATCACCAGAATCATCATCACTATCATCAGACGAATCATCTTCAATCTGAGACTTTGATTGTTGATTACTCGGTTGCCCATCTTCTGATTCTGATTCAAAATCTGAATCTGCCGAATTACCTTGCCCATTTTCCGAAGATTCCTCTTCTTGATTTTGATCTTCTTCACGATTGGAAAATTCTTCTTTACAATATTTGTAAAGTTCTTCTGCAGAAACAAGAACTTCATCGAAAGTTTCACACTTTGCAATCCGATCAATAATAGATTGCTCTTTTTCGGTAAAGGAAACATCAATAAAGTTACCAATCTTGAAGTAGAGATTAGCACGATCTCCAAGATTCATCGAATCAACGTCTTCATCCTCAATTTGAAAGAAGTCTTTATCAGACAGTTCTTTATAACCTTTATAAAAAGTCTTAGAAAGACCCATATAACGACGTTTGATTAACTTCTCAATACGAACGTCTTCAACAATATTAACAAACTGCGGAGGAATTTTAACCTCTTTCAACCAATCGCGATCAGGCGTGTAAAGCGCATGACCAACTTCGTGACCAACAAGCATATCATACACAACACTACTTGCTCTTTCCCACAGAGGAAGAGTCAACACACGAGTATGAACATTGAACTGAGCAGTCTCTACTTTCTTGTGTTCAACTACCAGATCCTCAGTGGCAAGGAGTTTGGCGAGTTGAGACTTGATTTCGTAGTTGACAGACATTGGTTTGATGCGTATGAACGTATCATACAAAAAAAAGAGGTCTTGCGACCTCCTGGTGGACAGTTTGGTAACTGGTCTCAACCAATAATACTATCTCTCCACTCTTCACTCATATTCACCATAATAGCCTCTGCTGCTTCTGGTGTTTCGGCATATCCTTCATCAAGAAGGTGTAAAAGAATAATGTCGTAAATATCATATTCTTCTTTTTTGGTTTCTTTATTCCTATTATAAGTTGCTCTTACTGCATCAAAAGATACTCTATCCTTTTCCTTTTCATCATCTGGAAGGTTGGAGTATGAAGTATTTGCAAGTTTTGCTCTCTTTGCCTTTTTTTCTGGAGTTTGGTCAGTGCTTGTTTTTGCTGTTTTTGCCCAACCTCTATGAACAGCATCAGCACCTGCTTCTCTTGAAGTTCCACTTCCGCTTCTTTCTCCTCTTCTAATTGCACGAAGAGCAGCAGCAGCAGAAGAACGATTTGCTGCTCTACCAAAAGAACGCTTATTTCCTTTTGCTCTACCATAACCATATCTTGCATCTAGTGCTGCATCAGATGCTTTTTCATAAGGGCTATCTTCTTTTTCATCAAGTTGCTGTTGATTTTTAACAACTTCCATATATGCTTCTTGGAGATTGCGAAGTTCTTGTGCTTTCATTTTCACAAATACTTTTTTAAATATTTATAGAAAAGAAGCGTCTCGTTGATTGAGACGCTTCTTGAGTGCTTGGCGACGTGCCTTTGCTTGTCGGAGTGCTTGCGGTTTTAGTTTTCGTTTTTGATTTTTGCCAGAATTGTGTTGCCAGTTTGGAGTGTTCATTCTTTTTGTGCCTGTGAAGACACCATACGGGAAAAACCTTTTATTTTATCAAACCGTATGACACTTTCGAATTTGTCATGCAGATCTGACTTATGGGAGATGACAAAGATATTAGCATCCTTAATGACATAACGAATGATCTTTAGAAACTCATCGGTGCCGAAACCATCAAGGGA